ACGCTTTAAAAGTATTAGTCCAATGAAATATTTTTTCTTTCATAATAAGTCCTATTTCTTAGCCTTTTTAGGGGCTACCTTAGCTTTAGCTACCTTTTTGGGGGCTGCGGCTTTTGGTTTAATTGCAGGAGCTGGTGCGATTTTGTTAGCTTTTTCCCATTGTGCTGGAAAATTAACTTGAATCATCTGTTGCATTCGAGACCAAGATCCAAAAGGTCTCTTTGCAACTATGAACCTTATCGGTGCATCAACTGCTGTTTTATATTCTGTGGGGGACATCATCTGTCCTTTATCAGCAAAATAATTTGCTAATTGTTCTAGTACTGCTTTTCTATTCGCCATCTATTTGTTCCTCATCTTGGGGCGGTTTCCCACCTTCTTCGGGGTTTGCTGCACTACCCGCAATATTAGCTGGGATTCTTAAATCATCATGTCCATCCATAGCTTCTAGATTTAAAGCGTCCCTTGCTTCGTTTGGTGACATTATGCCAGAGTTTACGAGAGATTGATAATAAGAAGCTTGATCTCTTAATTCGGGTTGTAACGCTGGAATATCTGAGACATTCTCATTAAGTTCAAATCCGAAATACCTCTCAAAGGCATAACCTATTTTTCTTACTATAGGGAGAACTGTCTCCAAGTAGTAAAGTCGATGGTTAGGTCTAATGTTAGCATTGTTCCCTCCATCGAGAAGAATGGGTGGTACACCCATAGCTTCTAAAATTATTTTTTCATTTGCATTTATAGATGATTGAAAGTCTAGTTCTTTAAAGTTAATTTTTGTTAAAGTATCTACTTCTAATCCACCATCTAGTATAAGAGGCCTTCTGCCTCCTGTTGTAGGATTGTATCTAGTTTGCCAAGCCTGCAGCATTCTTTCTTTTATTCTCTCAGAAAGAGTGTTTGGACTCTTTAGTACTAATCCTGGAACAGCTCCATTTTTAAAGAAGTTATCTTGAAACTTCCTCATGTTATCCAGCAAGTACATTGTTCTGTAAGCTGGTTTTAGCCTAGGTACACCCCTATAGATTGAATTAAATGAGTTTTCTTTAATATGTATAATTTCTTTAGGGGTATAGTCTATATGACCGTCATATTCAAACTTTTCAATATATGTTTCAGTATGACTATGTATTACTACGTTGTTTGAGGGTAATTGATAGAGATGTGCCCCATCAAAATAAACAAATATGTTTCCATCTATTAAAAGATCGATAATTAAGTTTCGTTTAAAACTATTAACGTCTTGAAAAGGGTTTGGTTCTTTATTAAGTATTAAATCTACACGACTTCTTCTAATGTTATCTCTAACTGGTGCGATTCCTTTAATCTTCCCGCCAATCTCAAATGGAATATCTGCTACATCATCTACAATCATATTAACAGCGCGATTAACTACTTCTAGTTCTTCGTAAGCTGATCGATAATTATCTTTCTTTTCACGAGTACTTAAAGTTAGTCCTTCTCCCATTGCAATAAAACTCTGCGCAGGATTTAATTTCTCCTCCGCTTCTGTAGTTCTACCTAATAGTCTGTCATACCATGCCATGTTTAATCCTCTGTTTATCTACCCATCGTTTTTGTTTCGGTGCTGTTACCAGTTTTGGTCTTTTCCCATAAATACTGTGCAGCCTCATATGGTGGGATTTACATAGTGTGGCAGCTTCATCATAAATCTCTTTAGGATGCTCATCAATAAAGGTCTCTCTGATGCTCATAATCTCATCTGCTGAATTTATCGTCATTTTATGTGCTTTCAACCAAGTTTCTAATAACTCGGTCATTCCATAGAAGTGGTGAAACTCTAATCTTTCTGTATCTCCACAAATATAGCATTGAGTCTCTTTCTGATAGCCTGATTTTGCCTTGTCTCTAACATACTTGACTAAATCTCTTTTTAAATTCATAATATCCTATTTAATAAAAATTATACCAAATTTTTACCTTTTTGTCAACACTTATTTTTTCGTTGGTCCAATCTTAAAATGTGGTCGCTGTAGTCTCAAAAGTATAAAGCGCATATCTTAAAGCGTCTGCCATATGACTTGCCATATTATGTTTTGGCTTTTCTCTTATCAAATTAGGATTTGAATCCCATTGATATTGATCTACACATGATAATGCCTCTTTGCACTTTTGGTCTACAATCAATAAATCATTATCTATTATGCTGGCGGTATGTCCAATACCGTCTAGAATAGATTTTTTAGCATTAATTGTTGAAATATCATAATTTTGAGCAAAATCAAATCTAGTCTGTTGAGCCGCGGAATCAATAAAAATCCAGTCAATATCATATTTATTAATTAATAGTCGAATTTCTTTAGCATGTTGTTCAGTAGTTCTCTCTGCATTTAGATACTCATCTACAAGATAAAATTTTTGTTCGTCCCAATCATATGCTATAACACATAATGCTGTTGGATCTTTATACCCTACATCAAGTCCTGCAAATACATCCATTTTACTAGTATCTAACTTACTTAAATCAGCTACACACTCTTCAAAGTTAAAATTCCATACTTGTCCTTCGTAAGTATTAAAATCAGCTAAGTACTCTTGTGAGAACTCTGCTGCAGACATGGCTTTTTTAGCTTCTATTATATCTTGTTCACTGAATCTTGGGTTTTCATGGTAAGTGGCTCTTATTGATGCCCAGTCATGAAACTCATCAGTATATCCTCTATGATAAAAATCAGCAAACCAATTATTCCTTCCCCGTGGAGTAGATATAAATACGGCTTTTGCGTTCTCTTTATCTAAAGTTGGACGAAGCGCTATGTTAAAAGCATCTTTGCCGTCTGCTAATGCAGCCTCATCAAAGATGATTAAGTCATATGATCGTCCAACTGTAGAATCTACTTGATTAACTGAACCCATTCTAATAGTAGAACCATTAGATAGTTCAATTACTTTATCTTTTGCGTTATCTCTTACCACCTCAAGATCAAAGTGCCTAATAAGCTGTCTTTGTAAATCGAATGAAATTTGGGATAAAGCGTAATTGGGTGACATAATTAATATATGTGAATTAGGCACGAGTGATACTAATTGTCCGATAACATTAGTTATATATGTCTTACCCTGCCGTCTTGAAAGAGCGGCACATACAAATCTGTATTTGGGATTGTTAATAGCATTGATTAAAGCTATTTGAGCAGAGTTAGGTGTAGTACCAAGTAGGTTAAGATATTCAGCTATAGGTAATTTTATGAACCTATCCGTAGGATTAAAATTCATCATAGAATTACTTAGTATGTCTTGTCTACTTATATCTAACATTAGTGTATAGTAATATTTCTTTTAACGGCATCTGGTAAATTCTTCTCTAGTAATAAACCCTGAGAATCGCAAAGACCTAAAAGATATAAATACCCTATACATAATTCTTTCATTGTTTCATCTGCATGTGAAACATGACCAACTGAGTCTGCTTTTTCATCTAAAAGCTCTAAAGTTGTGATACAGACTTCACCTACTTGATGAAGCCAATGATTGTTTTTAAACTCTGAAAACACCCGTTATCCTTCTGTAATTACAGGTGAGCCAAGTATTTCGGCGTGCGCTGCAAAAATTTGATCGGTTGTGTTTTTTCTAATTACAGACACTTCGCCAGCAGCTAGTGTGAAAGTTGCTAAGGTTGTATCTGCTGCGTTAGCAATAGTAACTAATCTATTAGTACTACCACTATTAACTAGCCGTACATCCAATGCATTTAAAAAGGTAGAAGCTGCACCTACGTTAACTCCGCAAGCTGCTTCTGATCCTAAAAACTTTAATGACATTTTATTCTCCTACGTATTTCTACGTCTTTTCCTGCGCTTCTTTGCCCATTCAATAGCTCGAAGTCTTCGCTTCGCAGCTTTTTTGGACTTAGAAACTCCAGAAGTATTTTTAATTTTCCAACCCGTTTTTGTTTTAGCGATTGGCATTTACTTTTTTTTCTTACTGCGCTTCTTTTTCTTTGGTCTACCACGGCGTTTACCATAGGTACCAACTCCTTTAGGCATTAGAGACGACCTTCTTCTTTAAGTACTGTCCATACACCATAAATTAAAGCAGGCCAAGCAAGCATTTTTATTATTGGCATACCAACAAGTATTAGTATACTACCAACTATAATTGTTATTCCGTCCCAAGACGTTCTTTCTGCTACCCGAGCCATCACCCAGTCTTTACATTTGTTAAACATATCCATCATAATTTTCCCCATTTATCTTCGGGGCAGTCTGCCCCGCTCACCCTGACTTTTAAAGGCATAAAGCATTTACATACTTTACAAACTCTAAAAATAGAATAGTGTTTGCATCTTTTGCAGATAATTAATCTGCTTTGAGCTCTATTTATCATTTAGCGGGTTTTTTATACCTGCTGAAATTTTAGTACGTTCTTTTGGCTTTTCTTCTGAAGGCTTTGGAACAGTAACTTTCCTATAATAAACTACAACTTCCGTAAGTTCGTTTATATATCTCTTTAACTCTTGCATATTATACGCCATCAGTTCATAATCTGGAACTGACATTGCAAAAAATACTAATTGACCTTGATCTTTTTCTACCCTTGCTAGAAACTCTTCAATGTTTTTATCTGAGACTACATACCAATAGGGTTCTTTTAGATCGATTTCTCGAGGCATAACTGGTTGAATAATTGTTCTTTCAATAGCTTTAGTTGTTATACTAACTTCCTTTTTACTTGGAATTAGACTGCAACTGGACACCATCATCAAGACTGTCAATACTGCGACTATCTTCTTCGATTCCATTAAATACCTCCTTCGTAGCTTTGTTTGCTTTTGGTTCAATTAAACCTGGTTTTGCATAAGCTAGCTTTGTTAAATTGTGTCTTTTAAAAATGTTGAGGTAACGATTCATTTCACCTTGTATCTCTGCATTTCTTTTTGTCATCTCTTGTAGACCAGCACCTTGTAGTTCTAAATCTCCTTGAAGTTGATTTATTGCTGCGTCTTGTTCTGCGTCTCTTAGTTCATATGCGGAATTTTCTGCTTGTAGGTTTTGGTTTTCAATATATAAACCATATCCTAAAAAGCCCATAACTAGTATGATTCCTATAAATAGTTGATTCATATACTTGTAATCCTATAATTTAGTCCTGAAGGACTGCTGATTTCCACGACATCCTTATCGTGGGTTATAAATTTTAAATGGTTCTCTTTTTTAATAAGGAACTTTTTGACAGTATATCTTCTATCGTCTTCGTCACCCCATTCTTTGTTATAGCTTACTGATAGATCCCATCTAGGTGAGAACCAAGCTACTACCCATAACCAAATCTTTTTAAGTTTTACTTTTAGCTTGTCCACTTAATTTCTTTAAACCAGCTTCAGCACTTTCTTTTGTTAAATAACCACAAACATTACCATGATCCCAAATGAACTTCCATATTTCGCCATCTTTGAAAATCTCACCCTTCTTCGGGGCTGCCTTCGTTTTGGGGCTCTTTGTAATATCTTTCTTTTCGTATTCTTTTAATACCATTAATAATCTCCTAATTATGCATTAATATCATTGTAACTATTACAGAACCACCACCAATTATGATAGTTCCACAAGCTGCAATAAGTATATTTTCTATGCGCTCTAAAGATAATTCTTGGCGCTCTATTCTGCGAAAAATGGTTTTCCATCTTTCTTCGCATTGTTTCTCATGTATAGCAACTCTACTTTCTAAGTCTTTTATTGTAACTTCTGCCATTGTTTTGCTCTTTCCACTCTGAATATAAAATTCATATTTACTTAGTATACCAAAAATAAAAACATAAGTCAAGAACTATTTTCCTAAGGTCTTGATTAATCCTATCTCTGTAGGTTTGTTTTTAAATATTTATTTATGGATAAACTTTTTGGGAGAGAAAGAAGTTTGGTCATTTTTATACCTTACTTCTTTTACATACATAATGATTAATTTATTAATAAATTTTTGTTCAAATACATATGCACTCCCAAAAAAATTTTTTAGTCTATATCAGAATAAAATATATCTAATATATCACAGTCCATAGGCTGCTTTTTACAGTGTAGTTTAATTCTTTCTAATAAATGTGCTACTTCTTCGCGCTTCATTTCAACTGTAATTTTTGCACTGTTTAAGGAACTTTGAGGAGCCGCCTTTTGTTGTTCTCTTTTCCAAAAGGGGCGTTTTAGTTTCCCTCAGCACCATCTAGTTTATCTGTTTCTTCGTCAACTTTATCTGATATAACTTCAACAACGCCAGCGCCTGTATCAACTACGAAAGCGCCAGTATCTACAATGTCTGTACCAACTGCTGTCACTAAATCTGAGGCACCGCCTACTACAGTATCAACTGTATTAGACACTACATCTACTCCAGTTTCCCAAACCTGAGCTATTGTACCGCAACCTGATAGTGTTAAAACTAAGAAAAACGATAATATTAAGTTTTTCATATTAATCTCCATTTTGCCTGCCCTTTGTGTTGGTCTATTATATCTCCGAAAGGGGAAGAGATGACCTTAGACACCATAAATAGTAATCGGTTCTGTTTTACCTTTTACCAGTATATTGCCAATGTTTTTAAAATT